ACTTATCAGGTATATAAGTTAAAGCATTAATCGTATATTGAATCCTATCCTGTTCTTCAACTGATATTACTCTAAATAATTGTGCTTCTAAATTAGAGCTTTGAATTAGCCAAATACTATTAGCATTTGGTGCTGATGATAATGCTGAACCTAATGTTATTACGTTACCTACAATACTTGTGACATCTTTTGTCTCAAGGCTTCCATCAGGCAATAATACGCTACATTTTCTATCGGTTCCTGTGAATGTATCTAAATCTGTGGTGTCATCTACTGTAATCGTTGTTGTGGTAGCTGTATTAATTCTTCCTGACCTTCTTCTATCTGCTCTTACAGGATCATTAATAGCAATAACATTACCAGGTCTTACAATTGCTCCAGCATCTAATGAAGTTGTAAAAGTAACAATTTCAGACTCATTTTGCTCACTAAATAAAATTGCTTTACCAAGACGTATTGCTTGACCTCTTGATGTACAGGCAAATGCTTTAACTTGTTTTTTTACAAAACCAAGTTTAGCTATAGCAGCAGCATCCTCTACGACTTCAATATCCATATCTCTACTATCCATATTGAAATAACTAACAGAAATAACAGAATGTCTTTGTTTTAAACTTGTACCTGAGTATGAAAATCCACCTTCACCTACATTGGCTAAACTAAATAAATAACTAGGATCAGCAGGTGCATCTTGAGTGACAGTTACATTCCCATTCATCCAAATAGGAAAAGATCTCATAACCCCAGAAAGTTCATTGATAAGTTTGTAAGCATCCATTGAACCTTGAAGGCATACATTACAACTAAATCTTGCTTCTAAACCACCATCGCCATCAGATACAAGTTCATTTGCATATCTGCTCGCTTTTACAAAACTAAATAAATCTAAATTAGGATCTGAAATATGTGTTCCAAATCCATATCTCTCAGTTGTTAATAGATCAAGAAGTATCATGGAAGGGCAAGAACACCAAGTTGCAGCACCCATAACACCATTAAAAATATAACCAGTTGGATAAACTATTCTGCCTGTATTTATATCAACAGTTGGCGTACCAGAATTAGAAGCACCTGCCCCTGGTATTCTTACTTTTACACCACGAATACGAAAAGCCCTTTTTGGGATATTACTAAACTGTTCAGAATCTATTCGTATATTAGTATATGCACAATCTAAATATCTTTGTTTATCATCAACAATTAAACCTAAAGTTGACCATTGAAACTTATCAACCAATTTAGAAGATGTACTGTCATCAGTTAGACGTATAACTTTTATATCAACTGGAAATGCAGTTCCTTGTTCAATTTTATCTCTATCAAAAGAAACTCTATATTCTTTTTGGTATGCATCAGCAGTTCTTCCTTTTATTTTATTAGTTATTACGGTATTAAAACCACCACCTTGATATTGTATTTGTATTCCTATCTCAACCTCAGAACCTTTTATATCTCCATTCTTTTTCAATAATTGTATCTGTGGAAATGTAATTGTTACTTTTGCAGCATCAATATTTGTATTAGTAATTTGTTTAACATGACCACCACCTGATTTAGTAATGTCAACTCCAACACTTACTATTGATTGACTACTTTCAATACCAACAATATGTTGTTGTGATGAAGTACCAAATCTTACGTCAAATTCTACATTTTTAAAATTAAAATCAGCATCAGTTGGATTAGTATTACTTGCGGTGTCTTGTAAAATTGGAGTGTCATCAAGAAAAATATCTTTTAAGAAGGCATTGTTATAAGCAGGTGTACCTTTTACAAGACCAGCTTTACTTGCTGTTGCACTACCCTCAATCTCACCTTCTGATAGCAAGTCTTGTAGGCTTGCAAACTGTTTACTATTAAGTGTATCTGGTGCTGTTGTTGGCGCTCTACTTGCAGGAGCTTTTTGAGTACCTGCTGATCCTTGTATCTTCTTCATACTAATACTTGATTTGTGTCGATACCTGCTGAAATGACTACAGAGCCACAAACAATTTCACCATAACAAATATTAATCGTAGTCCCAACCCTGCTAACATTTTGAATACCCGAAAAACCAAACGAAATACGTGGGTCATCTGGTTGTTGATAATCTGGAATTTCTGGCATTGGAAAAAGCAGATCACTTGCTCCGCTTAATATTAAAGAAACACCAACTCCAAAAGCTAATTGCGCCCCAAATCCAGCGGCCATGATTCCTCCAGCACCAAACGTAATTGGGGCAGCAAAAAACCCACCTACACCAAAAGATAATCCTATTAAAGCAGCACCTAATAAAAATTTACCAACGCTTCCACCAGAACCAACTATAACTGGAACAATGCTAATATCAGCTTGTCCTGTTGGATTATTTATTGACTCCTCATCTATTTCATAATCATCATTAACAATTACCTTGTAATATCTTTTATTCATATGTGCTTCTAATTTTGGAAAATTTGATACTAAAAAACGTATAGCATCGGCAGTACAAGTAATGACTGCATCTAATTCCTTATGACCTACAAAGTCAGCAAGTTCTCCATATAATTTAACTTTTCTGAGCATAACGATACCTCTTACCTGTACATTTTAGTAACCACTCAGAATATGGTTCTTTACAAGATAGTCTATCTCTTAAATGATGTAAAACCATATCCCCTAAGAAAATTGCTACATGATTTAAAGTTGGATGCATTATCGACATTAACAATACATCTCCAGTTTGCAATGCCTCATCTGGTTTTAATTCTATAAATCCTGTATCTTCAGCATATTTTTCAAATAATGGATTTTTTAAAAATTCCAAAGGTGTCATAGATCTATCATAATCTTTTAATATTATTCCTTTTTCTTCTTTATACCAATCAACCACTAAAGCCCAACAGTCTGTCATACCCCAAACCCAAACTCTTCCTAGTAATGGAGGTTTGTATCCTGTAGGCTCACAATAGCCCCATTCCTCAGTACTTGGATTAACTATATACCAACGCATCTTTGTATGCTCACAGCTTATGAGATCTGCTTGGCTTGGTCTAGGTGCTGTTTTTGGATGACTATGTATAACAGCAATAATCTGTCCTGTATCTTCAGCTTTTACATAATCTCTTGGATCAAGAACAAAGTCTTCTTCTGTTTCTATTGCTAAGTTATTGCAAGCAAAATATTTTTCTTTACCTTTAACATTTAACAAAAGACCCACAGATTCCCTTGGGTAATCTTTCTTAGCATGGTTTAATGCCTCTTCTTTCCAATGCATTATTTAAATGTACCAATAAGAGGAAATAACGCTCTTGTACATTGTCTTTTAGGCGCTCTTACACCTGCCATGTCAGTAGAAGTTGCTAACTCAAATTCGACAATATCTCTATTTTCCGCAGACTTACGATCTACTACAAAAATCTCACGAGCAAACTCTGCTGTAGGATCAGGAGTTCCAAAAGGATTTGTATTACCTGCAAAATTAACAGCATCAAGAAATCTTGCCATAGTTGTAATTCTTGTAAAAGTAGCTCCTGTTAAATCATTACCTGTTGTTACAGTATTCACTGATAGTAAGATCGCTGACATTGTTCCTAATGCATTACTAACAATAAGTTTTGGTCTTGGATTTTTTCCTCTTTCATACTTAAACCCTTCCGCTTGTACAGGAAACCTTAAGTATGCGTTACCTGCCCAAACTATTTGTCCATTTGCATTTAAATTTGAACCACTATGAAATCTATAAATCGTTGTAGAACCATGCAATGCATTACTTAATTGCAAAGTAAACAACTCAATAATTGCAGAAGGATTTGGCTTCTGTATTTCACTAAAAACTGGATCAGTACTCAAGGCTCAAATACCTCCCTAAAAGATGCTTTTATAGTTGCTCTATTTGGAAAATCTATTGTTTTTGTCCATTTTTCACATACATAATTAGATTGAGCTGCCTCATTTGGTGCTGTGTATGTGAAACTAGCACCATCTAAAGCTCTCGCATCTAAAAAAGTTTCTAAAGTATCACTTTCTGCCTCTGTTATATTTTTCCAAGTCAAATCAAACAATTTTCCGTTTTGATGCTGCGGAAGTCCAAAGATAATGCGATGCTCATAACCATCTGCAAAACGAACAATTCTTTTTTTTGGAGCTGATCTTTTTGTTAATCCAAAATCTGGTTGAGGTGTGGTAGGAAAAGCAGCCATTATGAAAGTAGTCCTCCAGGTCGTTTTTGTTCTAATAATTCTGATTGTACTGCCAACCCAATTAAACGACCAAGTTCTTTACCACCTGCCTCATCACCTTCTACTGCTGTGCCACTAGCATCTACATTAACCACTACATTTGACACCCCTCCAGATGCTTGCACTCCAAGTTTTCCGTTAGCACCACGTTTTAAAGGCATGACGGCTTCCGGGCCTGCTTCTCCCATAAGTCCCATTCCTTTCGCCATTGGGAATATTGTTGGTCTATCAACTATGCCACCCATTGCATATGGAACAATTTTATTCTTAGCAAAAACATTTCCTTTAGCACTTTTAGTAACCTCACCACCATCAACAACACCACCTTGTCCAAAATTAAGAAACTTTCCTAAAGGGGTAAATTTTGAAATAGCTTTAAACAATAAAGCTTTAATAATCATTTTTTGTAAATCGGCTAATATTGATCGTGTTAGTTCTGCAAAGCTTGCTTTACCAGTAACAACAAGATTTGCAAATTCATCCCCTAACCTACTAACAGAACTTACTACAAGTTGTTCCATATTAGTACCTAAATCTGTAGCAGCCTCAACTACTTTTCTTAATTCTTCTTTAAAATTGTATGAGGCTTTAGCATTATTTCTTAATTTCTCTTCTATTTGTGGCAATGTAAGATTTATCTCACCAAGTTTAACTACCTGCTCATCATATATTTCTTTTGCTCTTTGTTTAATTTCTAAGTTTTTAACTTCTTGCTCACTAATAAGACCAAGCTCTTGTTTTACCTTTGCAAGAGCAACAGCTTGTTCGCCAGCACTTGTAGGATCATCAAATTCAGAAGAAGCAGGGGCTGCGCTAGGATTTTCTGCATAAAATGTCTGTTGACTCGTCATAGCTGCATCTCTCTCTCTCTTAATTCTGTTAAATCTAGCTTTATCTCTAGGATCTGTACTTTTATCTAATCCTTGCCTAATAGCAAGAGTATAAGCATCACTACTTGTCTTAACTCTATTTTCTAAATTTGTTCTTTGATTTTCTGTACCAATATTGAATAATCTTCCAAGACCCTCAATTATTCTATTTACAGAATTAATTATAGCAGTAGCTAATTTTTGGAAAAACGCTCCTATAGGCTGCATAATTCTTCCAAGATGTAATTGTAATCTTTGCATTGCAACAGTTAATTTTTGCCCTGCATCCATTCCACTATCAGCCATTTTTAAAGCTGCTTCTCTATGGTCATCACTTAATTTGACAACAAACTTCATAACATCGTTAAGACCAACAGTTCCATCTCTCAAGTCTTTCTGCAAC